CCGCCTCCTTCTGCTTGGTCAGCATGGCGTTTTCCGCCGCTTCGACCGCCTTCTGCCGATCCTCGACCGCATCAACCTCGATCTGCTTCCGGTCGTCCATCTCGTCCCGGATTCGGGTCAAGCGATCGCGCTCAGCCCTGCGCTGAATCTTGAGCTGCCTCTCAACGTTGTCCCGGATGATGTCGATCCGAGCCTCGTAAGCATCATTGATCCGGTCCACTTCCCGCTGGCTGTCGGTGTTGGTGGCCCTGGCTCGATCTCGCGCTGCTCTGGTCAGCTGTTCCTGCTCTCGCCTCAGCGCCTTGATCTGTGCATCAGAGCGGTCCCTGATGCCTTCCTCGGCTGCGTCAAACTCGTCGCTCACGCTGTCCTGGATCGCCGTCAGCTGGTCCCGGTAGCGCCTGTCGATCTCTCGCCGCAGTTGGTCGGTCTCCTCTCGGGCGATGTCCACACGGGCCTGTGATTCGCGCTCCACGGCCCTGGTCAGCTCGGCCTCATAGGCGCCTGCATCCTGCAGCGCATAGCCCAGCCGGTTCAGTGCGCTGATCTGCCTGTCCGTCATGTTGGGGCCAGCGCTCAGCGCCCTCACCAGGTTGCGGAAGCTGGTGGCTGCGACCTCAGACTCCGCGCCGGCCTGGATCATGGCAGCACCAAGAGCCATGGTCTCGGAGGCGGCAAAGCCGGCAATCTTGCCAGCGGAGCCGGCCCTCTTCATGAACTCAACCAGGTTCGACGCTGTGGCGCCGCTGTTGTTGCTGACGTAGTTCATCTGATCCGCGAACGAACGCAGCTCCTCGGTGCTCATTCCCAGCGCCACGCGCATCTGGGACAGCGCTGTCCCAGCGTCAGCAGCTGTCATGTCGAACGCAATGCCAACCTGAGCCACCAGGGTGGCGAAGCTCTTTAGCTCATCCCGAGCAATGCCTGACTGACCAGCCGCTGCATAGATGTCAGCGAAGCCCTCAGCGGCCACCGGGATCGTCTTTGTCAGATCCAGGATCTCGTTCTGGATCTCTTTGAACGCCGTCTCCGACTCCAGGCCGGCCACCACCTTCCGAACGTCAGCCATGCTGCTCTCAAAGCGCATCGCTTCACGAGCTGCTAGCGCCAGGCCCGCTGAGAGGCCCGCAGCAGCCGCTGCAGTGGCCTGGAACGATGCAGACGATACGACGGTGCCAATGGCGCCTCTCACGTCCCTGGCGGCGCCCTCGATGCCGACCAGGCCCTTCTGCAGCTTGCCCAGATCCGCCAGGCCGGTGATCTTCGCGGAGATCCGCAGAATGGTATCCATGTTCATGGCCGCTGCCTCGCTGCTTTCTTGCCTGCCTCGTCAATCAGTTGGAGTGCATGGGCTTCCATCACCTGCAGATTCTCCAATGACTGGCGACGGTCCCGCACATTGTAAATCCGCATCATCTCGAACAAGACGCCATAGTCGAAGCCCAGCAACCCAGCAGGGCCGGCCCTCCATTGCGTCGTCATGCCCAAGAACAGACGCACGTCAGTCTCGTGCTCGGGCCAAACCGCGACGTCGGCAGGCTTGCGGATGTGCTCTGGCAGGAATGACTCATCCAGCCCGTAGCGGGCCAGCTGCTCCTCCATGTCAGCGCTTGCGCTGTTGCTGGCTTGCCACCACCAGTCAACAGCGCCCGTCAGTTTTTTTTCTTCGCCGCGTCGAGGGACTTGGCCCACTGCATCACGATCTGAGCTGCCACGGTCGGAATCTCGACCAGCTCTGTCAACGCTTGAGCGGTGAACGGCACCTCGTCTCCGTCGTCGTCCACAACGTCGGACCAGTCGATCAGGATCTCGCGGCAGGCGCTGATGTTGGTCAGGCCTTCGGTCTCCTCATCGTCTGAGCTGTAGCGGCCAGCATCCAGCCGATCGGCCAGACGCTTGATCTCGTCAATCCTGGACTGCTTCAACCACGCGAACGTAGCGGTGAAGGTCTCGGTGATGCGCTTGCCTCCATCGGTCGGGAGGGTGATCTTGACGGGCCAGGTGTAGGGCTCTTTCTGCTTGAGAACGAGTGCCATGGATCAGTGAGGGGTGGTGTGGGGTGGTCTGGCCCTGGATCAGGTGAAAGCCAGGGTGAAGTCGTCATTACCGGCCGAGGATGGCAGGCAGCGGAACGGCAGGGTGATGTGCGTCACGCTGTCGCTCTCGACATAGGTCGGAGAGTCGAAAGCGGTCTGATCAGCCGTGAAGGTGATGATGTTGCCAGCGACGGATCCGTGGACCCAGGTGATGGTTGCCTCGGTCTGAGCGTTGACGGCAGCGATGAAGTCCTTTGTGGCGAAGGCCGGCAGCTCGATGGTGATCGAGCCGGTGGTGCGGCGATCGGTCAGCCTGACTTGCTTTGTGCAGCCGGCCTTCTGCTCGAACGTCATCTCTGTGCCGAGGCTCAGGCTGAACTCCGTCATGCAGGCTGAGAAGCCGTGAACGGTCACCGTGGCGGTGTTGTCGGCGTTGACGCTGAGCGGTGTGGCCTGGTTGCTGTAGGTCTCGGTCGGGCGCGACAGCGCAGTCGGGGCGCCAAAGATGCCCATGTGGCTGAACGCAATCGTGGGGATTGCGCCGGTCGACAGGCTCATGTCGAACGAGCCGCGGATGCCAGTGATGGCCTGCTCGCTGCCGTTGTCGATGAAGAACTGCATTGTGTAGCTGTCGAATGCAGAGCTCACCGGGGCGTAAGTGACACTGGTCGCAGATACGATCGTCTCGCCCAGGCCGGAGGCAGTCAGCATCGGGCCGTAACGCGGGGCTGTGCCAGCGGTGCCGGAACCAGCGAGCTCAACCGTGGCGCTGATCGGCACTGAACGCTGGCCGATGACGTTCTGGCGGTTGCCGAAGTAGGTCTGGATCGTCTCGCGCTCGATCAGCTCCATCTCCAGGGGCGTGACATCGAGCTCGGTAAACAGCAGCGCATCAGTCGCCGCTGGTGTTGGATTGGTGCCGTAGGTTGACTCGGCCTTCACCAAGGCCAGTCGGTTTCTCCACAGGGCCATTGGTTACTCCGGGTCGGGAACAGGGGAAGGCTCCGGCTCATTCTGACAGGCCACGGGGGCAGGGCAGACAAGGGGCTCAGGCTCCGGCAATGCCTCGCCAGGCTGCGCTGTGCGCCTGATGCAGACCCACTCGTTGTCCACAAGCTCATACGATCCGCCCTCTGTTGGCCGTGGTGGAATCGTTGGGGTTGATTTCTTGGCCATGGGCAGGATGCGATGCCCAACGGTATCAAGCCTGCGTCAGGTCGCCCTCCCGAGTTCGGAACTGCACCTCGTAGGTGTGGACCCACCACATGCTGCTGAGGTCTGCAGGATCGAGCTGGGGATTGTCGTTTGTCGGCACGATGTCAGTCGCCAGGCCGCCGATGGTGGTGTCAGCCATGATCAACGCATGGGCTGACACGATGATCGGATCCACCAGCACGTCGGGGATGTCCCCCCGGGTGTGGATGATCACCTCCACGTCCATGGTGTGGTGCAGCTTGCAGGTGCTGTGCCTCTGTGCCCTGCCTGGCCCAGGCTGCACGATCAGCACGGGAGCCTCAGCACGAGCGATGGCTGCTGCTCTGCTGCGGTAGACCGCCGTGACGCCGGTGGTGGAGCCCAGGGTGGTGGTCAGCGCGGCAAGAATCTGCTCACGGATGCTGGCCATCAAAGCACCTCACTCGCGATCAATCGGCCACGCTGAAAGCTGATATTCACGTCGCTGCTGTGATTGGCGATCAGCAGCGATACCTCATCGCCATCATCCAGCTCAACCATCCAGCTGGTGACTAGCTTCGCCTCTTCATTGCTGCCGCCGGTGTAGGCGCGGCATTCCGTCTCATCGATCGCGGTGCCGTTTTTGGCCAGCTTGATGCCGAGCACCTTGTTGTTCTGGGTGACCGTATTGGCATCGATGCTGCCATAGACGCGGAATAGCTTGGTGCTGCCGCTGTCATTCTTCAGCCCAAACGCATCAGTAGTGCCTAGCACCATGTCCTGCGCTGTGCCTGAATCAAGCGTCGCCGTCAGGCCTGTGGTCACATAGGTGCTTTGCGTTGCAATCGTAGTAGTTCCCGAATCCATCTTGCTGCATTGTCCGCGGGCCATAGTTGCCGTTGCTGCCGGCCAATAGCTCAGCTCACTCCATGCCGTAGATCCGTCGCCAACCTTGAACTTGCGGGTGTCAGTCTCCAGCCCGATCTCACCCGCCTGCAGCACCGGATTTACTGCGGTCCAGTTCGCTGCCGTGTCGCTGCGCAGCTTGAAACGGGTGAAGGTGATCATGCGCCGCCGCCGTCGAGCACGTTGCCCTCAATGTAAGTCGTGCTCGCGTTGCCTCCATCCATCACCACGGTGCTGGTGGTTCCCACGCTGTCGCCATCAAGCACGGCTGGGTCTGATGTGCTCTGCTCTGGTGTGGCGAGCCGCTCCAGGGTCAGGCTGCAGAATGCGCCATCGTCCAGCAGCATCGGAGGCCCAAGCAGCTTATAGGGGTAGCCGTCGACGTTGATGCCAGCACCGTGCATCAGATCGCCGAACTGATCGGTGCGGCAGGTCAGGGTGTAGTCAGTGCTCACCACCATGCCACCGGCGATGGTCTCGCTGGGCATGTCGAGGATGCCATTGCCTGAGACGCTGCCAGCTGTCACCGGCACCGCGTGCTCGTCGGTGTTCAGGAACAGATCCAGGTCCTCGGTGAACGCCATAGTCAGACCTTCACCCAGGCTTCGTTCACGTCAGGCGTTACCGGGTCGTCGGGCAGGAACTTGCCCTCCTCGTCCCGAGCGCGGACGTAGCCCTCTCCTGGCGGTGGGCTGGCTGTGGCCCATTGCCTGGTCGGGTTCCGTGGCCACACCGCATACTGCTCCCAGCCATCTGGGACAACGCCGAGGTAGTTGACGTGCCAGCCGTTCAGCACGGTGGGTGGTGTGATCACCTCGCCAGTCTCAGGATCCCATTCTCCGCCTTTGGAGATGGTCGCCACGATGTCGAGAGCGTGATGGTGGCTGGCGGTGATGGGGCGCTGGTTGCCGTCCTCATCGGTGAAGAGCAGCCCAGCAGCATCAAGCGCGGCCATGCCTGTTGCTTCATCCGGGAAGCGGAACATCGTGGGCTGTGGGGGTGTGAGGATTTCTTCAGTCATGGCATTAGGGCTTTGATGGCGGCCAAGCAATCAGGACAGGGTTGCTGAAGCGTGCCCTGCTGGATGGCATAGATCGCGTGGTCGATGTCTTGAAAAGTCCAGTCAGAGCGGCTGAGCTGCTGGCCGCACCATGACTGATTTTCGAGATCCGCGTGGGTATGGCGGATGTGGTGCTGATACTCTTCGGTCATCGTCCTGTTACTGGCAGGGTGATCACGGCTCCGGTGTTGACGCACGCGGGGCCGCCCCCTTCATAGCACGGCATTACTGGTTGGGGAGCCTGAGCGGTCATTAGAGTTGCCGACTACTGCGTGATGGTTTCAAGAGTGTCGTTGGGTAGGCGCTGCGGCCAGTAGGTGAGGCGGCGGATGTAACCAGAAGTGCGCGACTGATACCGAGCGTTTGAGAAGAACAGTAATTGAGTGGCCGTATTCATGCTCAAAGTGTTGTCTGTTGCTG